GACCCGCGAGATCACAAGCCGATGGGCCGAACATGAGGCGCTGGGCGTCAAGCCCAAGCCGGAGTTTTTAGGCCCTGGCCTCCAGACCGGAACCCTGGAGATCACCCTGTCCGCCACGCTGGGCGTCAAGCCCAGGGCCATTTTGGAGGCCGTGGAGGCCATGGTGGAGAGCGGCACGGCGGAATACCTGATCATAGGAAACAAGCCCGTGGGGCGCAATCCGTTCCGCCTGGTGTCCTCCAGCGAAACGTGGGCCACGGTTTACAGCCGGGGCGAACTGGCCAGGGCGAAACTGACCATTACGCTGGGAGAATACACATGATGGAACTGGATATTTTCGACTACAAACTGGAATACACCTTTTCCGACAACTGGCGGGCAAAGCTGGACCGGCAGCTGGCCCTCTTGCTATCCACGCCGGAGGGCGCCATGCCCCTGGATCGTGAGTTTGGCATAAACATGGACTTTCTGGACCTGCCGCCGGAGGTGGCCAAGAGCCTATACACGGCGGAGGTAACCAAGAAGATCCCGCAATTTATCCCCGCTGTCCGGGTCCAGGAAATCACCTGGGACTGGAACAGCAGCGGGAAACTTTCCCCAAAGGTGGTGATTACAAGTGCTTGACATTTCTGCAGTAAGGAACGCCCCGGACATTTCTTTCATTGACGGGCGGAGCATTGACGACGTGCGCGCCGAAATGGTGGCCGATTATGAGAAGTTCATAACCGAGGCCACCGGCCAGGAGGTCAACCTGGACCGCGCCAGCCCCCACCGCATGGAACTGAACGCGGCGGCCCTGCAAATCTTCCAGGCCATGCAGTACATTGACCGAGCGGGCAAGTTGAACCTGCTGAAATACAGCTATTCCACCTATCTGGACAACCTGGCGCTGCTGAAAGGCACCACGCGCCTGCCGGCCACGGCGGCCTCCACCACCCTGCGCTTTACCATGTCCGCCCTGCGGCAGAGTGCCACGGGGATCCCCCAGGGCACCCGCGTGGCGGGACCGGACAACGTGTATTTCTTCACCACGGAATACGCAGAGATCCCGGCGGGGCAAATGACCGTTGACGTGACGGCGGCCTGTGTGGACGACGGCGCGGTGGGAAATGGCTTTGAGATCGGGGAACTGTCCACCATTGTGGATCCGATCCCCTATGTGGCCAAGGTGGAAAACGTCACCGTGACCGAGGGAGGCACCGACGTGGAGAGCGACGCCGACCTGGCGGAACGCACCCACCTGGCGCCCAGCGCCTACTCCACGGCAGGCCCGGAGGCCGGATATGAATACTGGGTGCGGACGTACAGCGCGGCCATTGGCGACGTGAAGATCACCAGCGACCAGCAGGCGGGCACCGTTGATATTTATTTCCTGATGGAGGACGGCAGCGACCCCGGCGACGAAATGATCACCGGCCTGCTGGACTACCTGAAAAACGGCGATATGCGCCCCATGGACGACCTGGTGAACGCCTCCGCCCCGGAGGCGGTGCCCTACGCCATAGAGTTCCAATACTGGATCAACCGGACGGACAGCGCAAGAGCCGCCACGATCCAGACGGCGGTGGCCGCTGCCGTGGAGCAATATGTGGCCTGGCAGCGGAAGATCGGGCGGGACATTAACCCGGACGAACTGACCGCAGCCGTGAAAATGGCGGGCGCCAAGCGCCTGGCCATCAAAAGCCCCGTTTACACCCCGGTGGGCAAGAACAAGGTGGCGGCCCTGGCCCTGTCCCCCGTGATCGAGTATGGAGGGCTGGAAGATGATTAACCTGCGGAGCGGGCGGATCACCGATATTTTGCCCGATAACCTGGCCGGCCAGCTGGAGGTGCAGGCGTTCGGTTACGCCCTGCACCGCCAGATCGTGAAGCTGTGCGACATGGCCGACAAGGTAAAGTTTTTGACGGCGATCCAAGAGGCGCCGGACGAAATCCTGGATTACCTGGCCATAGAACTGCGGACCCCGTGCTACAAGATGGAGTATTCCACCGAGGTCAAACGCAGCCTGATCCTTTCCACCCTGCCCTATTACATGAAGATGGGCACCACCTACATGGTAAACTCCATCATTCAGACCATTTTCGGCAACGGCCATATTGTGGAGTTTTTCGACGCCGGGCTGGATCCACACCATTTCATGGTCCACATTCGGGGAGCGGAGGCCACCAGCAGACCCACAACCGAGTTTCGGGAGGTCCTGGAGGCCGTCAAGCGTAAATCCCAATGGCTGGACGGCGTGGTGCTGGAGTTCGACCAGATGGAGCATACAACCCGTTTCGGCGGGCGTATGTCCTCCACAATGACCACGCCCATGGCGGAGCAGCCGGACAATATCCAGTTTGAGAAAACGGAGCGGATCGGCGGCACCGTGGGCACGGCAATGACCACACCCCTGCAAGAGCAGGCCGACAAGTTCCTTTTCAAACATTCGGCCCGTTTCGGCGGCAGGCTGGGGGCTGTCACCTCCACCCCTGTGCCGAACCAGGAGGACAAGCTGGAGTTTGTCGGATCTGTCAATATTGGCGGCGGGCTGAACACCGTACAAAGCACCCCGTTGACCGAAATATTAGGAGGTTAAACCATGAATTACAGTTTCAAAGTAACAACGGGAGGCCGGGAACTGCTGGCCGCCCTACTGGCCACCGGCAAAGAACTGGAGATCACGCGGGTGGCCGTCGGCAGCGGCAAGGTGGCGGAGGACGTGAACCTGGCCGACATGACCGAACTGATCCAGTATGTGGCGGAGGGCACGATTGCCCAGCGCCGCCACCAGGACAATGTGCTGTATTTGACAGTGCAGTATAGTTCCAATTCCACCCCCGGCCTGGGTGCTTTCTACCTGGCGGAGTTTATCGTGGAGGCACGGCACCCGATCACCGGGGAAAGCGTCGTGATCCTGTACGCCACCCTGGGCGACTATATCCAGCCCGTCAACGCCTTTTCCGAAACCCTGCCCCCGGATATTCGCAACTATCCACTGGCCATTGCGATTTCGGATGAAATCGAGGTCACGATCACCGCGCCGGCGGGCCTGGTGACCTATGACGACCTCCAGGACGCCGTGGACAAAGCCTGCAAGGACCTGGTGAACACCATGGCCACCGGCGGCATTAAAAAGTCCATTGATTTTGTGATCCCCGCCGCTGACTGGGTGGAGGATCCTAACAAGGTCAACGGGTACGGTTTCTATTACGACCTGATGGACGAAGAAATCACCGCCACCCTGATCCCGGACACCGTGATCACCGAGGGCAGCCAGGAAACCGCAAAGCTGGCCGGCATGAGTACCACGGCCACCACCTACGCCGGATATGTCCGCCTGAAATGCGTGGCCCGGCCTACGGCGGAGATCGTGGGCACCTGCCACCTGCTGGGCAAGGGCGCAACTGGCACCACCACAACCGTGATCGGTGACCTGCCTGTGGCCACCGCTGACACCCTGGGCGGCGTCAAGGTCCAGGAGGGATCCGGACTGAAAATCGACAACGACGGCAACCTGTCCGTTGATACCGCCAGCGAGGGCGAAAGCACCGACGCCATGGATGAAATCTTTAACAGCGGCGCCGGCGACGATACCGGCGAATAACCGCCGCTTTTCCCATAGCACCGCCGCCACGGCGGCGGGATAACAACCGACATTTCCGGCCACTGGCCGAAAATGAATATATTTTTAGGAGGACTTAATCATGTCCAAGAAAATCATTACCCTGGATCAGTTCAAGCAGCTGGCCACCAAAGTCAAGACCGAGGACGACGCCCTGGGCGCACAGATCAGTGAAGTTGCTGGCCGCGTTGAGAACCTGATCGCCACCGGCGGCGAACCCAACGTGCTGAATGGCGTTAAGGTCAACGGCACCGCCCTGACCATCACCGACAAGATGGTGGATATTCTGATCGCCTCCGGCGAGGAGAACGGCACCATTTCCGTCAATGGCGCCGCCGTTGCCGTCAAGGGCCTGGCCGATCTGGCATACAAGTCCGAGATCTCCGAGGCCGACCTGGATCTGGCCTCCGCGACGGAGAAGGAAAGCATCGACCAGATGCGGCCTTCGATCACCTACTGGAAGGACGCGTTTTCGCGCTTCCGCCGCAACAAGCTGGCCATCGTGATGTTTTTCCTGCTGATGCTCATCATCCTTATGGCCATCTTTGGGCCGATCCTGTCCCCGTATACCTATAAGGGACAGT